CGCGCCGGCAACGGCACGCTCATGGCTGCAAAGGCGCTGGGCTGGCCAGAGGTGACGATCGTCCGAACGTCGCTCAAGGGCGCGGAGGCGACCGCCTACGCGATCGCGGACAACCGTACCGCCGAGCTTGCGGAGTGGGACGACGACGCGCTAGCGCGAACGCTTGCGGCGCTCCAGATCGAGGACGAGGAGCTAGCGAAGGTGACCGGCTTTGACGATGCCGACATCGACGCGATGCTCGCGCCAGACGAGGTGACGGAGGACGAGGTTCCCGAGCCGCCCGCCGATCCGATCACGAAGCCTGGCGACCTTTGGATCCTCGGAGAGCATCGGTTGCTATGTGGAGATTCGATGGATCGTGGCCATATTGCGAGGCTATATCAGGATTCCATCGTCGATTTCATCCTGACCGATCCACCATACTGTTCTGGAGGATTTCAAGAGTCAAAGAGGACGGTGACCTCAACCGATGCCGTCGTCGGGAGGCGGATTTCGCGCGACAATCTGACGACCGAAGGGCTTGCAAATCTGATTGAAGCAAGCATCGGTCGTCTTCCATGCGACGGAGCCTGCTATGTGTTCTGCGACTGGCGGCAAATCTTTGCGATCAGGAAGTCCGTCGAACCGCTTGGATTTCAATACCGTGCTTTGCTCGTATGGGACAAGGGTCATCCAGGAATGGGTGGGCCTTGGCGACACGCTTACGAGATGTGCTATTTCGGAACCAAGCGAAAAGAGCCATCTGTGGGTAACTCCGGCGATGTTCTTCGTTTTGATCGCAGCGGAAACGAACTGCACACAACTCAGAAACCGGTTGAGCTCATCGCGGCAATAATCGGAAACACCATTGGGACTACAATCGCAGACCCGTTTGCAGGAAGCGGAACGACTTTGATCGCTGCGGAGCAGTTGCGAAAAAAGTGCTTTGCAATGGAACTGGATCCGAGCTACTGCGATGTGATCGTGAAGCGATGGGAGACGCTGACGGGAAAGAAGGCCACCCGTGGCTAGACCGAAGGGAACCGTCAAGCCTGTCGACCTTCGGCAAGTCGAGGCGCTCGCCTCGATGGGTCTGACACAGGATGAGATCGCCGCCGTCGTCGGATGCACCTCGCGCACCCTGCGCGCGCGCGCGGACACTCGCGCCGCGCTCACGATCGGCGGCCACAAGATTCGCGCGTCGATCCGACGGTGGCAGTACGAGAAGGCGAAGGAAGGCAACGTCGCCATGCTCATATGGCTCGGAAAGCAGCTGCTCGGCCAGCGCGAACGCATCGAGCAGGACATCCTCCAGGAAACAATCGTAATCGAGCCCATCGCCAAGAGCGGAACCAATGCGTGAGGATCAGGCTTCCCGCCATCGAGAGCGTGCTGCATGAGTCGCAGCGCGAGGTATACGGGAAGCTCGCGCGCTTCTCGGTTCTCGAGATCGGCCGGCGCTGGGGAAAGACCACGTTCGGCCGCGTGATCTGCACCTATGACGCGATCCACGGCAAGAAGGTCGGATGGTTCGCCCCGTCCTACAAGTACCTCGCGGAACCTGTCCGCGAGTTTGAGCGCGCGCTAGGGCCGATCATCTCCAGGCATGACCGCATAGAGCATCGAATGGAACTGCGTACGCGCGGCGTGGTCGACTTCTGGACGCTCGAGGATGTCGACGCGGGCCGATCGCGCGACTACGACTTGGTCGTCATTGACGAGGCGGGAATGGTCGGGCATCTCCTCGACTGCTGGCAGCAGTCGATACGCGCGACCCTGACCGACCGCAAGGGGCGCGCGCTGTTCCTCGGCACGCCGAAGGGCAGCGGCGATTTCCATCGGCTCTTCTCCCAGGCAGAGTCGGACGCGTCGGGCGAGTTCCGCGCGTTCCGCATCGGATCGGCTGCGAACCCGCACCTCGACCCAGCAGAGATCGAAGCCGCGCGACGGATGCTGCCGGCGCAGGTCTTCGCGCAGGAGTACGAGGGCATCCCCGCGGAAGACGGCGGGAACCCGTTCGGCCTGTCGGCCATTGCGCAATGCGTCGCGCCGATGTCGTCGGACGCGCCTGAGGTCTGGGGCGTGGACCTTGCGAAGTCGAGCGACTACACCGTCGCCGTGGCGCTCGACGCCGCGGGGCGCGTCTGCAGGCTTGAGCGATGGCAAGCGCCTTGGACCGTCACGCGCGAGAAACTGGCGCGGATGCTCGGGCAGCTGCCGGCGCAGATCGACTCGACTGGCGTAGGCGATCCGATCGTCGAGGATCTACGCAAGGTCTGCCGCCGCGCTGAGGGCTTCAAGTTCTCCAGCGCGACGAAGCAGCAGCTCATGGAAGGTCTGCAGATCGCCATCCAGACGGCTGAGGTACGATTTCCCGAAGGCTGGCTCCGCGCTGAACTGGAGGCGTTTGGCTTCCGATACTCACCACGGGGCGCGGTGCAATACGAGGCAACGGTCGGCCACGACGACGGAGTATGCGCGCTTGCCCTCGCGCTCCATGCTCGACGGCAGCGGCGGCCCCTCATCGTGAAGGTCATATGAGACGACTACTCGACCGAATCAAGCGCGCGTTCAACGAGGACAAGTTCCTGCAGACCTCGATGCAGATTGTCCACGGCGACGAAGGCAAGCGCCAGCCGTTCAGCTACAACGCCGCTGTCGCGTCGTACCGATCGTGGATCTACGCAGCGGCGAACCTGAACGCGGTTGCGGTCGCATCGCAGCCGATCCGCCTCTACGTCAGGAAGAGCGGTCGCAAGAGCCTTTGGCGCACGCGCGCGCCTGGCATGAGGGCAAAGGCGTATCTCGCCGGCGACCTCTCCGCGCAGCCGTCGCGCACCGTGATGACCAAGGCCGCGGAGTACGGCGACGACTACGAGGTCGTCACCGAGATGCACCCCGTGCTTGAGGTACTGAGCAAGTTCAATCAGTACCAGAACGGATTCGACGCGACCATCCTCCGCATCTTGTATACGGAGCTCACGGGCAACGCGTACATTCATCCCGTCATCGACCGCCAGCTCGGTCGCCCGTCGTCGCTGTGGATCATGCCGTCGCAATGGGTCGAGATCGTGCCGGGAAAGGTCGAGTTCGTCGACGGCTATCTCTATGGCGCGACCCGCGACCAGCGGCGTTTCTTCCCTGCCGACGAGGTGATTCACTTTAGGCGGCCGAACCCTGGCGACCTGTACTACGGGCTTGGCAAGGCCGAGGCGGCATGGGGCGCGGCGATGCAGAACGAGGCCGTGCATGAGATGGACCTGTCGTTCTTCTCCAACAAGGCGCGGCCCGACTACCTGCTGACGTTCAAGGGCGTTGCCGATCCGAATGAGATCGAGCGGCTCGAGGTCCAGATTGACGAGAAGTTGCGCGGCAAGAAGCGTACGGGCCGCTTCCTCACGATGTCGTCCGATGTCGATCTGAAACCGATGGGCTTCCCGCCGAAAGACCTGGCAGGCCGCACGGAGATCATCGAGGAGATCGCCGCGGTATTTGGCGTGCCTGTCTCGATGCTCAAGGCCAACGACCCGAACCTCGCGTCCGCGCAGGTCGGCTTTGCGTCGTGGCGGTCGAACACGATCCTCCCGCTGCTGCGGATGGACGAGGAGACGCTGAATCAGTCGCTCCTGCCGCTCTTCGGCATCGAGGACGACGCGTTCCTGGCGTACGACAATCCCGTTCTTGAGGATGAGCGCTTTGAGTTTGAGCGCGTCCGCGCCGCCGTGTCCGCTGGCATGATGACGGTCAACGAGGCGCGCGAGCTGCAAGGGCTTGCCGCGAGCGATGACCCCAACGCGGATGCCCTGCTCTTCAACAACCAGCCGCTCGGCGGTCCCGTCCCGCCGCCGCCGGCTGTCCCGTCCTTCTCCCCTGAGCCGCCGTCCGCGCCCGCCGGCCCCGCCGGGCCGGACGGTGGCGGGGAGGCCACGACACCCGTGGACGAACCCGTCGCGGATGTCGGCGTGAAGTCGTTGCAGAATGCGATGCACACGCTCGGCGCGATCGAAGAGAAGGCAAGCCCCGCCGACTGCGTCTCTGAGAAGATTCCGAAGCTTCTCGACGAGGGCTACCCGCGTGACCAGGCGATCGCCATCGCGATTTCCATGTGCGATGCAGGTTCGAAGTCCGTGTCCGACATCGACACGAAGCCGCCCGAGGCGGTCGCTCGCAACGCGCAGCGCGCGCTCGAGGTCCGCAGCGAGAAGCCAGACAGCCAGCGCGGCATGACTGAAGTGGGCATCGCGCGCGCTCGCGACCTAGCAAACCGTGCGAATCTGTCGGAGGAGACGATTCGTCGCATGGCCGCGTACTTTGAGCGGCACGAAGTCGACAAGCAAGGCGAGACATGGGACGAGCAGGGCAAGGGCTGGCAAGCCTGGTACGGCTGGGGCGGCGACGAGGGCTGGGCATGGGCTCGCCGCAAGGTCGAGGAGTTCGATCGCGCGCGCGGCGTGAAGTCTGGCTGCGGCTGCGACCGTGCCAAGGACTTTGCCGCGGACCTCGACGCGTGCCTCTGCGACGAGGTCGAGACGAAGAACTGCGGCACGGGCGCAGAGGGATTCGAGGACGGCAACACCTGCGGCGGCGGTAGTGGCGGCGGAGGTGCATCGTCTGGAGGCGACGAAGCATCGAAGCCAGCGTCAGACAAGCCGAAAAAGCCGTCGAGCCGCAAGCCGAAGCAGCCCAAGGCAGAAGCCGGCAAGCCTCCCGCGGCGGGACTCAAGGAACCGAAGAAGCACGACGTTGCCCTGCCGGCCAATCCGCGCAAGATGAGCATCGACCAGTTTGACGCGGGTCTGCGCGCGCTCGGATACACCGAGGTCGGAAAGCGCACCGAGAACCCGTACAGCCGCACCGATCGCCGCACCTACTACACGGTGCGCGATGCGGACGGCAACACGGCAGAAGTCGAGATGAACGAACTGCTCGGCACGATGTACGCGAACTCGAGCGATCCGAAGCTCCAGGCGGTCACGCCGAAGCCGCGGTCCAAGTCTGTGTGCGGCTGCGGCTGCGAGTCGGGTGCGTCCATCTCTCAGAAGGCGATCTGGTCTATGGACGGCGAGCAGCTGCCCGAGATCCACACGAAGGCGCGCGCGAAGAAGCCCGATGCCGGCGACGAGTTTGAGGAGATCACGGAAGACGAGCGCGCCATCGGCAACGCAGTTGACCGCGTCCTGCAGCGCCAGATTTCGGCGGTCCTCAAGGAACTCAACGCGTCGACTGCGCCTAGCGCCGAACTCACGCTGAAGGTCGAGTCACTGCTGAAGAGCGCGCGATGGGACCGCGAACTGGTCGCGGCCCTTCGGCCCTACCTGCAGTCGAGCCTCAAGACGGGCATCTCGCTTGGAACGGACACCATCAAGAACTTGGCGACGGCGTTGCCAGATTTCACGCCAGAGACGGCGAACCTCGACGCGTACGTCGAGTCGGAATCGGTGCGCCTTGCCCGCAACAGCGCGCGCTCGGTCAATCAGTACACCTCCGTCCGCGTCTCCAAGATTCTGGGCGACGGCATCCAGAGCGGGGAGACGATCCCCGAACTCGCCACGCGCGTGCAGGAGTGGGCGGGCGAGAAGGGCGACGCAGCGCGGCAGACGCGCTCGAGGGCTATCACCATCGCCCGCACCGAGGCGCAGCGCGCGACCCGCAAGGCCGAGAGCGAGGCGTGGAAGTCGACGGGGCTGGTCGAGGGCAAGAAATGGCTTCTCGCGCCTGACCCCTGCGAGTTCTGCCAGGCCGCGTCCGAGCAGTTCGGGCAGAAGTCGGTCGGCATCAACGAGCCGTTCTACAAGCAGGGCGACACGCTCACGGGCGCGGACGGCGGGGAGCTGGCGCTTGACTACGAGGCGGTCGACGGGCCGCCGCTGCACCCGAACTGCCGCTGCTCGATGCAGCCGGTCCTCGTCGACGACTACGAGCAGATCATCAAGGACATGGAAGCGGACGCGGCGACGATGACGGGTCCGTACACGGAGCCAACGGAATGACCACGAAGACCAAGGCGCTCGCCGCGGACATCAGCTCGACGGCAAAGGGCTTCACGGCCATCATCACGGCCGAGACGATCGACCGCGACGGCGAGGTGCTGATCCCTGGCGGCATGAACTCCGCGACGTTTGAGACAAACCCTGTCCTGTTCTGGAACCACGACTACGAGAAGCCGGTCGGGCGCGCGACCTCGATCAAGCGGCGAGAGAAAGACATCGTGGCCGACTTCATCTTTGCCAAGCGACCTGACGGATACTCGGGCGAGTTCTTCCCCGAGGTTGCCGCGGCGCTCGTCGGGCAGGGCATCGTGAAGGGCGTTTCGGTCGGCTACACCTCCGAGCCAGGCGGCACGCGCCGCGCCAGCGAGGTCGACCGCAAGAAGTACGGCGATGGGGTCCACACGGTCTACAGCCGTTGGAAGCTCCTTGAGATCAGCCTCGCGCCGCTGCAGGCGAATCCAGAAGCGCTCATCACAGCCGTCAAGAAGGGGATCGTCAGTCCCGTCGCGGCGAAGCGCTTCTTCGGCATCGAGCCGCCGCGCCGCGTGTCGATCGTCGTCCCGATCGCGGTCAAGCGCGCGGACTCATCCGCCGCGGCCTCCAAGCCGATTGACGCAGAAGCCATCATCGCGCGCGAGATCGCTCGAGCGCGTGGACGGCTTTGGTCGTGAGTCCGCGGCGCGCCTACGGAACGCCTGAAAGCGCGCCTCACGGCAGACCATAGAACGAAACGGAGTCCGAAATGAAGACCATGAACACCAGCGAGCTGCGCGAGCATCTCACCAAGGCCGCCGCCCTCAAGGGCGAGGCCGGCGTGATCGCGCAGAAGAAGCTCATCCTCGATCGATTCATGATCGTGGACGAGAACGGTCTGGCGGTCGACCCCGAGGCGATCGACATCACGATCGCGCCGGCCGCCGGAGAGCCCGAGATGGAAAACGACGCGGCCAAGGAGCCCGAAATGACCGAGGACCAGATTCAGAAGAGCGTGCGCTCGGCTCTCGCCAGCGCGAACCCGAGCGGCGCGAAGTTCGCCGTCACCGCCGAGCCGAAGCAGTGGGAGGGCGCGCGCCAGTACGGCCGCCTCAAGCACCTCAAGTCCAAGGAAACCGCCTACCGCATGGGTGCGTGGTTCCTCGGCGCGATGGGCCACAAGAAGAGCGCGGACTTCTGCGCCTCGCAGGGGCTCGTCATCCGCAAGGCTCACACCGAGGGCGTGAACTCGCAGGGCGGCTACCTCGTTCCCGACGAGTTCGAGAACGAGCTGGTGACCCTCCGCGAGCAGTACGGCGTGGTGCGCCGCAACGCCCGCGTCTGGCCGATGGCCAGCGACACCCTCCGCATCCCGAAGCGCGCAGCTGGCCTCACCGCCTACTTCGTCGGAGAGGCTGCGGCCGGCACGGAGTCGACCCAGACCATCGACCAGGTCAACCTCGTCGCCAAGAAGCTGATGGCCCTGACGACCGTTACGAGCGAACTGCTCGAGGACGCGCTCGTCAACATCGGTGACGACATCGCCGGCGAAATCGCCTACGCGTTCGCCTTCAAGGAGGACGACGCGGGCTTCAACGGCGACGGAACGTCGGGCTACGGCGGCATCGTCGGCCTCTCGACCACGCTTTCGGACGCGACCTACCAGGTCAGCGACGGCGGCGCGACCGCTACCAGCGGCGTGACGACCGCCGAAATCGCGGCCGCGCTTGCGAAGCTGCCTGGATGGGCGGCGCAGCGGAACAACATCAAGTTCTTCTGCAACAAGTCCGTCTACCACAGCGTCTTCGAGCGCCTGATGTTCCAGACGGGCAGCAACGCGACCGGCGCATCGGCCACGGAGATCGCACGCGGCATCGCTGGACCGACTTTCCTCGGCTACCCCGTCGAGTTCACCCAGGTTCTCACCGCGGCCCCGAGCGGCGCGGGCGCGACCTTCGCCTACGTCGGTGACATGACGCAGGCCGTGTACCTGGGCGACCGTCGCTCCACCTCCATCGCTTTCTCCGACTCGGCGCTGAACGCGTTCGAGCAGGACGAGCGCGTCATTCGCGGAACCCAGCGCTTCGACATCGTCTGCGCCAACTGCGGCAGCTCGTCTGCCGCCGGCGCGATGATTAAGATGACCCTCTGAGACAGGAAGGAACCTCACCCATGAAGCCCATCAGCAAGTTCATCGTCGCCAACGGCGCAGCGGTCACCACGCTGACCGCCTCGATCGACACGCGTGGTTTCTCCTACGCCCAGATCGTCGCAAGCGCGACCGTCACCAACGGTCTGCACACGACCGCATCCAACACCATCCTCGAGGAGTCGGACGACAACTCCACCTTCACGACCGTGACCACGGGACTCTCGCAGGTCACGACCTCCGCGGCCGTCTCGGTCGCCAAGGTGGCCTGGAACGTCGACCTCCGCGGCCGCAAGCGGTATCTGAAGCCGACCGTCGGCCTCGCGGCCAGCGGCGGGATCAACGTCACCGCGGTCCTCTCGGACGCGACCGACCAGCCGTCGACGGCAGCAGAGGCAGGCGCAATCAACGTCGCCTACCTCTGATCGAACGACCCATTCGCGTGGAACGGGGCCGCACCTTGTGTGCGGCCCTGTTCTCTTTGGCTACCATTCGCGCAGGAGACAGCCATGAACTACGAGAGTGGATTGCCAGAGCGCCGCGACCTCGGCATGACGGTGGCCGAGATGACTACCGAGGAGGCCGTCGAGTTCCTCCGCAAGCTCGCATCGGAGACGGACGACGGCGGC